CGCTAATTTATCAGAAGCCCTAGCGTTACCAGCATCTGAGACTATTGCAGCCTCAGTTGCTGTACGACGTATTTCAGGCATTTGACCACGAGCATACTCAGGCACACCGCTTACAGTGTTTACATCGTTTTCGATAATTGAAGAATGATTATACATTTCAGGAGCCAAAGGAACTTGAGGAAGTGGTACTACTACTTCTCCAAGAGGCCGATTTTCGTCTACAACTGGCACAAACCTTCCATCTTGATCAGATTCAAGCGCTTCGCGACCTTCAGGTCCAAAAGATCTTTCATGGTAAAGGTATTTACGTGCATACCGTTTACGATGGTTAACCATCTGAGAACGAGTCTTGTTCAATTCTTCTTGCAAAGACTCAATTGCTTCTAAATCTCCCATTGGGTAAAAAGCATCTGGAATGTCATAATTTCTTATCATCACAAATGGATGTCCAAAATCATATGGCATAGGAGTCGGATCTAACAAATAATCGTCTGAACTTTCTGCACAAACAGAAATAGTTCCTTCTTCTAAATCATAGTATTCGTATAAAGTAACACGTTCTACAAGATCAGAATATTGATCTCTTTCATCATCGTTTTCCCAACGAACTTTTAAGCCAGAGTCTGCTTCAAGGTTCATTCGCACACCCCTGCGGAACCTTTTGTCTCTTTTAACCTCTTCTAAAGGCCTTACAATTCGTTGCGCTATCCATTTAGCATCTTCCATGCATGTTGCTTCAGGGTCTATAAACATGTCAAAAGGAGATATTCGTTCAACAAATGGTTGATCTTCAACAATTTCCATTGTTGTAGAAGGTATCGAATCAACTAATTCTTGATCAGTTGGTAATTCTCCAGCCAGTTCAGGGTTGCTGTATCCAAAAGCAGCAACCTCTGCTTGAGCGTCAACAAGTTGATTATCTTTTTCGTAATCAGAAACCATTCGTTCCTGTTCAACAAATTTCCAACCAACCTTTAACCAGCCGTGCCCTATAATAAGAAAATCTTTCACAGAACGACGAAACGGTTTTCTAAAATCGTGATGTCGCCACATGTAATTAACAATAGATTCGACAAAAATAGCGCGATCAGCATCCTCAGCCGTATTAGGTGTAACAGTAATTTTTGGATGATTTACCGCAACAGAAGGGCTAATCACATTAACAGTAGAAAATGCTAAATTAACTGAAATGCGATCATCACCATCGACTTGTTCACTAAAATAAGTTTTACCACGATAAAGATCTATCATGCGATGCCATTTAACGTCGTAACCTTCGTCATGACGCCAACGTTTTGCTAAATCAAGACGTTCTTTAGCAGTGGTGTATTTATCTGTTTTAGATTTTCTTGCCATTTTTATACCCAACGAGTGCCAACAGGCACAGGGTCTTTACCTGCAGCCCTAGCATCACTAATAACTTTCTGTTCGCGTTCTTTTAAAGTCATATGTTGTTCTTCGGGTGGCAACTGGGAGCGTTCTCCGCGCCCAGTCACGACCCTTATACCATGCAGTTTCTGCCGCCACTCCCAAAGATCTTCTAACTCATCGTCTGGAACAGCGCCACGCTGCTCTATAACGTAAGCAAAAAATTCTTTTTTTGAAGCACTAGCAGGAAGAATCAACGGCTTTTTATAGAACCGTCAGGTTGTTTAGAAGATGGTTCTACACTGCCACCAAGACCATGCTGGTTTTTAGGTGTTTGACGAGGCATTGTTCCACTGGCTTTATCGCCTTTGTGAGCCTTATCAGTTCCACCACTTCCAACAGTAGCCTTTTGCGATCCCCCTGGACGCGCAGGTCCATTAGAAAGCATTGAGGTATTGCCCAAAATAGGTTTTGCGCCAGCCCCAACATCGTTATATTTAGCCATTCGACCAATTGCCACAGGAAACTCCTTTGTTAGTTGTCCTAAAAGTATGTCACACTGTCCCACGCGACAAATGAGAACCAATTGTATTATCGGTTGGTGTGTTATTAGGTAATTGCCTCATCCACCAATTAAACGTACCAGTATCATCAACGTTCTGCACGTATTCAGGAACATAAGCGTATTTTCTCATCTGATTTGCTAACGCTAACGACATTACACGGTCATCGTAAGGAGAACCAGACATAGAACCACGTTCGTTACGAGTA